ACTCACTCATGCGTTGGTCTCCTCATGCTGAATGGCTAGGCGTGCGTAGTAATCGGCGGCGCTTGGGTTCTCGCTGATTGCGTCCGTAAAGTCAGCGGCGTCGTCGTACTCCAGGGCGAGCGTGCGTTTCTCGCCATTGGCCGTGTAAGCGATCTCAACGTGCGTTGTGCTGTGGACGGTGATGGACTGGACTTCAATGCTCATGCGTTGCCCTCCTGAATGGCGTTGGCAATCTCACGGAAGTTGATCTCGCGGACGGCGCCGTAGAGCAGGTCGGTGACTAGCCCGTTGGCGTCCTCCTCCGTGGCGGCGCTGACCATTTCGTCGACCAGTTCCTGCACGTAGTCGGCCGTGACTTCTTCGCCTTCGTCTCGCCAAGCTGCGAGCGAGTCGCCAATCCACACGTTGACGAGCCAAGTCTCGTAGCTGCTCCAGCCGTTGTAGGTGTTGTCGTTGCTCATGCGTAGTTCTCCTCTGCTGCGTTGTCGTTGATAAGGCAGGTGTACTCGGCGTAGTCGCCGGCCAGTTGGTCGGGTGTATCGGTGCCGAACGCGAGCATGAAGCCGACGTCGACAACGTCCGTGACTGCCCCCGGAAGGCTGGCCTCGAAACGCTCGATGCGCTTGGCCTCGTTGTCGTCGTCAATGCCCGAGTAGTCGCCGTACATGAGCGCGGTGGCCCAATGCGCGGGGGCGATGAATGATTCGGTTCGGATGCTCATGCGTAATCCTCCAAAAAAAACCGGCCCCGAAGGGCCGGCAACGTCGGCGTTCAGCGATAGTTGACCGTGCTCCATGCGGCGAGCACGTTGCCGGTGTCGGCAATCTCGGGGTCGGCGACAGCGGCCTCGGCGTCGGCCTGTTCTTGCAAGCCCATGGCCCGCTCGTAGAGTGCGTCGAACAAGTCCTCGTCGCTCGCGTAGCGGCTGGCGTCGATGTCGATGGCGAATGTGCGTCCGGCGATGTTGATGCTGTACGTGGACATAGCGTTGTCCTCCATTAACGTGCGAGTGAAATGCGAAAAGGCGAGGCAAGCCCATCGGCTGGCCTCACACAGGAAGTCCCCTTCGGGGTGATGTGCGCGCCCTGCGTTAGCGGAGCAGGGCAACGACAACGTGCGCGGCGACGTAGACGGCGAGCAGCACTGACGTGCCACCCAGCGCGTAGTCGAGGGCTTTGCCTCCCGCGTTGTCGGTCTTGTACGCACGCATGGCCTGTGCATTGGCCTTGCGGCGTCGGGCGCGTTGGTGTCGATCAAGGCGTCGGCGAATGCGCGCCTCGCGTTTGCGTCGGCGTTCGACGGCCTCGTCGAGCGTGAGCGTGTTGTCGTCGGTGAGCATGGCTGTGCCTCCTGCGCGTAGAACGGGCAAAAAAAAGCCCGGCAAGAGCCGGGCTTCGTGGGTGCGTTGCGAGTGAATTACTTACGCGCCTTCGCGACCGCGTTGAAGAACGCTGCGAAAGCCTTGTCGTCGAGCTTCGCCAGCTCGTCCACGAGCGCCTGCGGGTCGAGCGCGGGCTCGCTCGCCTGCGCCTTGGGCTGAGCCTTCGGCTTGGCTGGCGCCTTGCGCGCCTTGGGCTTGGCGGCCGGCTTCGCCGGCTGCGCGTCTGCCCGCACGTTGGCCCACGCTGAGCGCTTGGCCTCGCCCGTGGCTGCGTGTGCCTGGATGCGCGCGTTGTCGCCCGCGTCGATGGCGGCCAGCAAGCTGGCCCAACGCTTGCGCTTGGACACGGCAGCCTTGGCTGCGACGGCCTCGCGGACGGTCGTGCGCGCCTTGGCGCTGCGCGCGTTGGTGTATTTCTCGGCGAATGCGCGTGCGGAAAGATTTTCGTTGCTCATGATCGAGCCTCCTGTGCGTGTGAAGTAAAAACCACGCAAGCCGCAGCGACGATGCCGCAGCTTGCACCCCAGAAGTCCCCTTCGGGGTGCGCGCGCTCTGCGCGGACGACGCGCTCGCGCTCGCGTGAGAGGTTCACTCCCGCCGACGATGATTTTTGAGCATTGGCGCAGCTTGGCGTTGAGCGGGTTTTCAGAACCCATCGTGCGGGCGTAAGCGCACGCGAAATCCGAGACGTTTTTGCACAAACCATGCACAAACGCCCTTGATGAGGGGGTAAATCGTGAACAAAATCAATCACATGCGGTTCTTTGTGTCACGCACGAGACGAGAACAGGCGTGACCCCCGGGGGGGGTATGGCGACCCGCCGCCGGAGTCCCACGATTTCTATGTTACCCAGCCCCCCGACCACGCGGAGCAAATTTTGGAAACGTCCGGGCCACGACCAGCACCAAAACCGATCACAAAGCGCCGCACACCAGGCGGCAAGAGCGCTTTGCTCGAATGTTTGGAGTGCAAAAAGTGGTTCTGGACCCGCGACAAGCATGTTGGCCGTCGTCGCTATTGTTCTTGGGAGTGTCGCCGCATCGGATACCCCAAAGACCACGGCAGTCCGCTCACTCCAGAAGAGCGACACCAGGCAAAAATCCAACATGACCGCGAATACCGCAAAAAGAACCGAAAGAAGATCAATCGCAGCATGCGCCGCAAGCGCAAAAGGCGCACACCAGAGCAAAGAGAGCAGGAAAGACGACGACGCCGCCGTTATTACGAAGAATGGAAGGCAAAGCAACCACCTAAACGCTACAAGACAAAGGAAGAGCGAAAGCCTTACACCCTGTCACCCGAAGGGCTGAAAGTAAGACAAGAGCTGGCCAAAGAAAACGGCCGCCGGCGCAGGGCCAAGAACGCTCACAAGAAACACGTCGAGAAGATGAGGCGAATGACCGCTATGGCAGCGAAAAACCAACTAACACCCAGACAGGCCGGCGCGCTCCGCGCCCAAGTCTACAAGTTCGTTCAAGATCACCTACTCGAGGCCAACGAAGTCGTCTTGGGCACCAAAGAATGGTCGCCCACTCAGGCGCGCGTCTTCGGAATGCTCCTTAACAAGGTCATTCCTGACGTTAATGCCTCATTTGTGCAACACGAGCACTCCACCAAGTCCCTTCGCGAGCTCAGCCGAGAAGAACTCGAGGCCATCGCCCAGGGTGAATCCGAAATCAACGTAGAAGGCGAGGTCATCGAACATGACAGTCAGGAATCGTGAGGCCGAGCGCCTCGAAACCAACACCAACATCCACGAGTTTGGCCGCGCCATGGCCCAGCTCAACCTCGACAACGTGCCGCCAGAAAAGCGCAACCAGGCAATCATGGACCATCTCATGCGCATCATGGCCGACACTATCAACGACCGCGAGAAAGCCCACGAAATCGAAGTGAGCCGCATCCTCCACCATGGCCGGTAAGTCACTCTCCAAAGCCGAAGTCGCGAAGTACCTCCTTCGCCTTCGCAAGGCGTCGGAGTCCTTTGAGGGCTTCGTTCGCCTCATCTACCCCGACTGGGAGCTACCCGACTTCCAGCTTGAGCTTATCCGCAGCCTCGACAAGCTCGAAAAAGACGAGCTCGACTGCGACAACCTCCTGATCACCATGCCCCCGAGGCATGCCAAGTCGACATTCAGCACAGTCCTATTCCCAAGCTACTTCATGGCCCGTAACCCGTACCGTTACATCATGTCCTGCTCCTACAACGCAGAACTCGCCAAGGACTTTGGCCGCCAAATCCGTACCATCGTCGAGCAGTCCTCAGTCACCCAGGCATTCCCCGAGTTCAAGCTCTCCATGGAGTCTCGCGCCGCAGACACCTGGCGCACAGAATCAGGCGGTGCCTATTTCGCAGTCGGTGTTGGCGGCACCACCTCTGGCCGCCCAGCCAACCTCCTCATCCTCGATGACCCCCTGAAGTCTCGCGAAGAAGCCGAGAGCGTCACCCAGCGCAACAAGTCCTGGAACTACTACGCCTCGGCACTCAGCACCCGGTTGCAGCCCCAGCCCGATGGCAGTAAACCCAAGCAGCTCGTCATCCTCACACGCTGGCATCCTGATGACATCGCCGGCCGCCTCATGGCCACCGAAGACTGGAAAGAAGGGCGCTGGAAGCACATCAACTTCCAAGCTATTGAAAAGACCAAGGCGTACAGGAAGGCCCGCAAAGACCTTCCCGAAGACGACCCGCGCTACCTGCCGCCAGAAGTCTTCGCCAAAACAAGCAGCACACAGCGCGACACCTGGACGTACAAAGAACACAGCCTCTGGCCCGAGCGCTTCCCACTCGAAGACCTCAAGCGCCGCCAGCGCCTCAATCCCCGCGAGTTCGC